CTTCAACAATTCTTAGATTATCATCCTGACAATTTATCTAATGGAGGTAATTTGTTTTATGAATTTGATCCACAGAAAGTAGCTGAAGATAAAGTTAAAGATCTAAATCTTGAAGTTGACGCATTAATTGCTGCAAGAAGTTTAGATTTAGAGGTAATGAAGGCAATTGCTCGTGTACATTTAGGAGTTGATGTTGATAGAATGACATCATCTGAGATTAAACACGACATTTTATTATTTGCTAAAAACTATCCAGAAGATTTCTTATATTCTGTTGATGATCCAGATATTAGTGTAAATGACTTTTCGTCACGTGCATTTAGAGAAGGGTACATCACATTTAGAGCTGGAAAGGATATCCACTATAACTTAAGTAACAACAAGAAGAAAATTCTTACAGTTCCATTTGGTGAACGAAAAGAAGATGTATTCATGACTTGGTTAAAATCTAATGAAGGTGTTGAATTTTATAAATATTTAGAGAAAGAGTTTTCTGAAAATTAATATATTTGCATCGCATAAAGTATTCACATAGTTGTTTAGGTAATAGAAAAAGGTAGTCGAAAATCGTCTACCTTTTTTTACTTATCTTTGTACTTTATTAACCCATTAATTTTTTATAAAATGGAAAAATTCTTAAAATTCCCTATTTCTGGTAGTACTTTTCAATTAGTATCTATTACAGGAGTTATTATTGTTGAGCAAGCTTCAGCTACATCAACTACTATTCAATATGCAGCAGGTAACTCAGCTGGAGATTTGTTAACAATTACTCACGGATCTGTAGCTAATGATGATTTCCGTGATTTTGTTCAAAATCAAATTGAAGCTGCTTTAACAACTGCTTGGACTAAGCCTGTTTTTACAGTAACTCCTCCAGTAGCTGTATCTCAGATTGCTATTTCATAATAGATATTACCACTCTACAAAAACTAGGCACTATTTATTAGTGCCTTTTTTATTATATTTGCACTATGATTGACAGCGTAAGAAGCACGGTTCTATCCATAATCAATAAGGACAACCGTGGATATATAACCCCATTTGAGTTTAACTTGTTTGCAAAGCAGGCACAGCTTGAGATTTTCGAGGGTATGTTCTACACGTATAGTAATTCTGTTAATAAACAGAATGCTCACATGCATAATAGTGGATACACTGATATTCCTAAACAGATAGAAGAAGCTATAGATACGTTTTCTAACTATGCTATATTATTCTTCAATCCTGCTACTGCAAAGTATACTGTTCCAGATGATAGTTATGTGCTTAATACTGTAATTTTTAACGGTAATACAGAAATAGAGAAAGTTCCATCTAATAAGATATATAACTTACTTAGCTCTAACTTAACAACACCTACAACTACATATCCAGTATATACACAAGAAGGGACTACTCCACCTGCATTAAGTTCTACTATTACTGTTTATCCAGATAGTATTGCTCAAACAGGTCTTGTTACTACTCAATACATTAGATTTCCTAAAGATCCTAAATGGACTTACAATGGAGTTATTTCAGGTACACCTATATTTGATCCTACTCAACCAGACTATCAAGATTTCGAACTACCTCTAAGCTACGAAACTGATCTAGTAGTTAAAATACTTCAGTACGCAGGTCTATCTATCCGTGAGACTGAGATAACAAGTGCAGCGAAAGCAGAGGAAGGACAAAACGCACAAAAGATTTAATAGATGGCATACATAACACCATATCAGTACTACACAAATAACGGTAACATTCCAGAGGATCAGAACTGGGGTTCTTACCAGTACACTACACTTGCTGATATAGTCAACAATTTTATGTTGATGTATGTCGGTAACGATAAGTTACTTAGTAACGTGAAGCGTTATGAAGTTATTTTTCATGCAAAGCAAGCGATTAAGCAGTTAAACTTTGATGCTCTTAGGTCTATTAAGAGTATTGAAATGGAGGTGGGTGATAACCTTAAGTTCATACTTCCTTCAGACTACGTTAACTACGTTCGTATATCTATACTTATTAATGGTGTACTTCGTCCGTTGTATGAGAATAAGCAAGTTAATACAGCTAAAGGATATCTTCAGGATAATAACTACAAGGTATTGTTCGATCAGAACGGTGAGATACTTATAGGTGACTCACAGCTTGATACAGACAGACTTGAGGCTAAGTTATACGAAGGGCCAGGAATGTACAACGGATGCTATGGGTGGTGTGTTGATGGATTTTGGTACTTTGGTTACGAGGTTGGAGCTAAGTTCTTAGTAGATCCATCTACGCTTCACGCAGGACCATCGTTCAGAGTGAATAACGGAGTTATCGACTTCTCTTCAGGTGTATCAGGACAGCGTATTGTTTTAGAGTACATATCTGACGGTATGGCTAACGGTAACGATGCAGAAGTTAACGTACATAAGTTTGCAGAAGAATTCGTTTACAGATATATAAAATGGTGCATACTTAACGCTAAGTATGGCATCCCTATGTATGAGCGTAAGATGGCTCGTGATGAGAAGCAGGCAGAGTTTAGAAACGCTAAACTTCGCCTAAGTAATCTTCACCCATCTAGACTCATTATGACAATGAGAGGTAGAGCACAACAACTTAAGTAAAAATGCCAGAATTAAAGAATACTTTTTTAGCAGGTATAATGAACAAAGACCTCGATGAGAGGCTTGTACCTGATGGTGTGTACCGTGATGCACTTAACGTTGATATAGACACTGCTGACGGTGGTAATATTGGTGCTGTTAAAAACAAGAAAGGTAACTTATTAATTTCTAACGTTTGGAACGTTGCTGGATTTCCATATCCAATACAGTCTAACGCAAAGACTATTGGTGCTGTAGCAAATGAACGTGATGGCTTTATTTACTGGTTTGTTACTTCAGATAAGTTTGATGGTATATATGAGTATGACACAACGCTTGGAACTACAGTTCGTGTGTTGCAGTCTAACAAGGCAACTCCATCAACTGTAAGTAAGCTTAACTTCAATAAGGAGTATCTTATTACAGGCGTTAACTTTATCGATGGATTCCTTTACTGGACAGATAACTTAAACCCACCTAGACGTATCAATATCGCTCGTGTAAAGAGTAACTCACTTGGTACTTCTGGGTACTCTATAGATGATCCACGTATTGATGAGGATATAAATGTTATTCTGGCTCCGCCATTAAACGCACCGAAGATATCGTTAGTTAATAATACAAGTACTCAGTCTAACAACATGGAGGAGAAGTTCTTGTACTTCTCTTACAGATACAAGTACGTTGACGATCAGTACAGTGCGTTGTCACCTTTTTCAGCAGTTGCATTCAGACCTAAAGATTTTCAGATTGATTATACTTCAGGTAATAATAAATCTATGACAAATAGATTTAATGAAGTTGGAATTACAGTATTAACTGGTAATCAATTCGTTAAGGAGATTCAAGTCATAATGCGTGACGCAAGAAGTATAAACTGTTTAATTGTTGAGACAGTAGATAAACAAGAACTTGCTTTATCTAATGATGTATTTTATAGTTTTACATTTAATAATAATAAGACCTACACACTTCTTCCTGAAGGTCAAGTGACAAGGCTTTTTGATAATGTTCCATTACTTGCAAAAGCACAAGACTATGTTGGAAACCGTATTATGTACGGTAACTACACGCAGTTCTACGATATAGATTTTCCTGTAAAATTAGATGTTAAGTACGTTTCTATTGATGGATCAGGTAATGTGCCTACACAGACATTTAGATCAGATAGAGACTATGAGCTTGGACTTATTTACTTAGATAAGTACGGTAGATCAACTACTGCACTTACATCTCAAGGAAACACTACATACATACCTCCAACTCAATCAGACAAAGGAAATAGTTTAAAGCTTAGGATTAGCAATAATCCTCCTTCGTGGGCTACAAACTATAGAGTTATAATTAAACAATCTAGAGATCAGTACTATAACATATTCCCACTATTTTTTTATGTATCTAATGTTTATAGATATTTTTTAATACATGAATCAGATAGAGATAAAATAAATACAGGAGATTATATAATATTCAAATCTATCGCAAAT